CGGTCGCGCTTTGGGACCCGACTCCCCGCCGACGATGACCCAATCAATGCCTTCCAGGTCCAGATCGTAAATCGGGCCGAGCAGAGGCTCGAATGACACGAACTTGATCTTGGCTTCGGTTTGCCTCAGATGCCCGATGCGGAATAGATAGTCGGAGTTTTCGACGCTGACCCCCATCCATACATTGGGTGCCCACGTCAATTTCGGACTCAGCTCAAGCAGGCGATCCGAACGTTTCGTAAGAACTTGAAACCGGTGGTGCGATGCCCGGACCAGTGCTCGTGGAGGGTCAGCCGAAATCCGTTGACGTAGTTGGGCTGTCCCATTGCTTTCAGGCGGATGGACATCCGCTCGGCATAGCAGTGCTTGCAGCCCGGACTTATCTTCGTACAACCCGTAATCGGGTTCCATGTGGATTCGGTCCACTCGATTTTGGAGTTTTTAGCCATTTTTCCCTCCTTTAAATTTCTTCAACAAACCAAGGAAAGCCACCGCCGCACAAGCCGGCAAGCTCGACTCCGAGATCGAGTCCTCCGATTCCCGAACATAAAGAGAGGATGGGAAGTATAACCACACCCCTAAGGCCTCCTAAGCAATTCATGTAGTCCGCGGCGGATAATTCGCCTCTCGTTTATAATTGCCGACCGTATATCATGAGTGTTCACATTCATAATCTGCCGTAAAATCCCGCCGGTGCTGGGATCTAATTTTTTTTATTCCCATTGGCCCCTCTCCTGTTTATTTCGTTTGCTCTTCCTTGTTCCCAACAATCAGAAAATCATACTCGCCGGATGGATCCGATACTTTATATCCCGGTTTGCAACGTCCAAAATGGCCAAAACACGGAATTAAATCACCGATTTTACAATCGCATTCACTGTAAGGCTCATAAAGGCCGTCATAACCGTTTTCCTTTAAATATTTTTCGATGATTTCATATACAGTCATTTCTCTTTCTCCTTCTTCTGACATTGTCAGCAATCATCATCATGTAGTTGGCAACATCGGCACACTCTGAGATTACCCTGGTTGCTGAAATATCTTTTTCATAATCAACCGATACTATTTCCGATGTTAATTCCCCGCACTCTTTAAGCGCCTGGGCCAGCAACTGCTTTAAGGGCATATATTGCCACCCACCCTTGGCATCGTTTTCCAGGAGCTTAGCCTCCATCGCTTCGGCAAATCTATAGACAGATTCCCTCATTTCCTATCCTCCGGCTTAACCGCCTCTGCGATAATCTCGGCAAGTAATTTAGTTATATCCACTAATTCATCAAGCATATCAGCCATTTCCAACTTGTCGCGTTCACCGATCATCCACGTACCGTCAGAGCCGATACATCGATCGATTATACTTTCGGCGTCCTTGACAATGCGTTCTATAGTGTCAAGATCAATCCGCTCCTCAGCTGCTGATTTCTTACTCATTCCCCACCCCCATGCTTCTTAATATTAACGATCCTCCCCGAAGTTGCCCCCATAGCCTGATTAAAAACAAACGGCGCAAATTTACCAAGTTTGATTCCCGACCATTCCGAAAAATTCCACACCAAAACCCACAACCAAGTCCAAGGCATGAAAAATATCTTTTTCGTGGTGATTTTGATAAGAATCATTCCTCGCCCTCCGGTTATCTGATCTCGGCCCACCTGATCGGGTCTTTCTCTATTAGCTTCAACGGATACATATAGTCATCTTTAAGCCATCCCTTATCGGTTATATTCCACCAGACGGTCATTGTTCCAAAGTCCCACTGCCCCAAAATCAGCGTACCATCCCTCGGCGGCTCCTTATCGCTGGACAGGTACCACGGCCCGGCAGCACAATTGCATCGCTCTTTAGTCATTTCTCATCCTCCGGTAATCGGATCTTGGCCCAAGCAATTATTTTCGACACGGGAAACGTTCCCCCAAAAGCATCACAAAATCCTATAAAATCATCCCAATACAAAAGACAAATGTATCTGGAAGTATAAATTCCTGGATTCATATTAACACTATCCTCAACCCAAGCTAAAAAACAATCACAATCTTTCGGAGGCTTTTCTTCGTTCGGGCGTATCCACGGCCCAGCGGCACATAACATTTTTTCCTTTTCACTCATTTATACCCCCCTATAATCTAATCTCGGCCCACCTGACCGGATCTTTTTTCATAAACGTCATTGGGTATTTATCATCATCTTCAAGCCACCTTTTATCTGTTTTATCCCACCTGGCGGTCATTGTTCCAAAACTCCACTCACCGATAATCAACCTTCCGTCTCTCGGTGGTTTTCTGTCGTTGGTAAATATCCACGGCCCGGCAGCCGATTTATTCTCTTCCTTTTTGGTTGTCATGGTTTCCTCCATGCATTCTCTTGCGTTGCACATTCCACCGCATCACACAAAGTGTCCTTTAGTTTATTGGCAACATCCACCGATATCCTCAAATAATATGAGCTATTGGCAGAATTAAATTCAATGCAAATTTCTGGCGGGCAACCGTGAAGACCAACCCAAATATCCTTATCCTTATCATAATCAAAAATTTTAAAACCCTGTTTTCTAAAAACATTCTCGGTTTGATTTTTATTAGTCATTTATAAAATCTCCTCGTTTTGATACCTGAATTATTGATAAGCATATTATAATACTCTTCCTGGGAAATAGAATAAGTAAATATTTCCCCGTTATCCATAACATCCCGAACAATATACCATCCCGGTGCCAAAAGATTGGTATTATCATCATTATCACGAAAGATAAGACAAGTTTCCATATCCTCATCATCTATGCCTATATTGGTAAATGTCACAAAATGAACTCCGGCTAAATCACATAACCGCTTGGCTTTTTCCTTGTCTGAACCACCGTTCCATTTGAAAAATGTTCGTTCTTTCAAATGCCCTGAATTCTCGGTTTTCATTTTATATCTTCCTTGCTTTTATTTTTTTCGATCAACCGCATCAATTCACCCCTAAATAATGATTTTTCATTTCTCGACGATTCCAGTCGGATTTTCGCTTTTTCTGTGTCACCGAAAAGTACAAGGTCTCGATCACGTGGTCCGTTATTGCGCTCATGTATCCCTATTAGTCTGACGGGTGCTTCATGGCAACCGTGTTCATAGTAATCCTGATATCGTTCGCAAAATCGCCTTTCATCCCATTCATTTAATTCCATCGAGCAAAAATGAACCCAGCCGCCCAAATCGCGGATTGTTGCCGAAATAAGCGGATCGTCAAATACGATCGAATTATAAGCGCCGTGTTTTTCCACCGCTATCAAAGCTCGTGAAAACGCCCGGCGTGCTACCTGGTCCGGTTTACCGACAACAGCGGATCGAATGGCTGCGGGTGAAAGATATTCTCCACCGAATGTCCTGATTGCATGGAATATCTTCTCGATTGGAAATTCCCGCAATGTTTCCCACCAAATTAAGATCACTTCTTCTGATACATCGCGGCCATAGGCGCGCAATGTTGCGGTAATCATCTCGGTGAACCGTTTCAGATCATTTTTGTTCATCCTGTTTCTCTCCCCTTTTTTCCATCCGCTGGATAAAATTATCGGCCGCCTGCCTGGCACGTATAGTCTTATCGCGCCCAAACGGGCGCAAACGATCCTCCCATCGCTCGTCAAGATAATTTTCGATTTGTTGGCCGTCTCCGCGTTGAAGAAATTCGAAAAGTCCCCATCGATAAACCTTGCGATATTTCGGATTCGGCCTTTGCGTTAAAGAATATCGTGAAAATGCCAATCGTAGATTTTCCAGCGTCCAAACCTTGAGGCGTTTTCGAATCAGTGAATGCAGGCGGGGACGTCCGCGGGTTTTGTCTGTTACGTGCTGAAGTGAATCGAATGAATTCCAGGCATCAATTACCGCTTCTATGTCCGGATCCGTTTTTTCCGCCGAGAAACGCCCGATCGTTTAGCGATCGGGTTTGAAAAATTCTTGCTCTCGCGCGCGCGCGCGTTCTCCTCTGTCTCTGTCTCTGTCTCTGTCTCTGTCTCTGTCTCTGTCTCTGAGGTACAGGTTTCACTTTCTGTGTGTAGCGCACCTCCGCAAGGTCTGCTACAGAGATCTGTTTTTGTATGTAGCGCACTTTCGCGAGGCCTGCTACATAACTTGTTTTTTGTGTGTAGCGGACCTTCTTTGTATCCGGTGCACGGTTCTTCATCCTTGTGTATCGGGTTGCGACCGGGTCTGTTTACAATGTTTTGTTTCTCGCCCGATGTGTCTTTCTTCTCGGCGCATTCGTTCGGGCCGCCATATTCGTCAGGCCCGGACATCTCATTTCCGGCGGAATATTCCTCTCCGTTCCGAGGTTCGAGGAATCCGAGCTTGACAAACAAACCGAGATCAATGTTTTCTTTGACGCCGGCCCTCGCTGAAACCCATCCGGTATCGTTGGGAATTTTGTTGTTCAGTCGGGCGGCAAGGCACCAAAGCATCACCAAATGACCTTTTTGTGCATCCGTCAAAGAATTGAATTTGTAGTCATCAAGAACATCAACATAAAGTTTAATCCACGGTGGCCGCCTGTCTTTGTAATGCTGGAACTTTTCCCAATTCCTGATCCGCAAGTACGTCATCGAATCATCCCCTTTGTCTTCAATATTTTATTATAACTCAATACCGTGACTTCATCATGCTTGATTATATTTGCGGACAATTTCATCCACATCTTTCAGGCAATTCACACATAACGATTCCCCCGCTTTCATAAGTTTATATTTGCCGCAACCACCACATCTTTTCTTAATCGGCTTTGATTTAGGTTTCGGGTTTTCCAGCCAAGTCAACCAATCATCAAGTGACATTTCACGCATTTTTTTCTTGGAAATTTTTTCTTTTTTCTCTTTCCCTGCACAATCTTTGCAGAATTCGAATCTTTTCCCGTTTCTAAATTTATGATATTCTTCGATGGGTAAAAGCCGCATACAATAAGGACATCTTTTATTTTTCATTTACGGCCCCGCTTAATATCAAAAGGGAATATCTTCATCGGAAATCCCACCGGAATCATAATCATGTTGATCGTCGCCCTTATACGGTTTTTGAATAAATTTAACTTCCGATGCGATTATTTCCTTCAGAAATCGACGGTTGCCGTCACGGTCTTCATAGGTGCGGGTTCTAATTCGTCCGACAACAGAAACAAGATATCCCTTTTCGAGATATTTGTCGCAGGTTTCGGCTTGTCTTCCCCATGTAACAATATCATGCCATTCGGTTTCTTTTTCACCGCCCCAGGTATCATCCGTGGCAACCGAAAAATGGCATACCGCCTTATTATTGGCTGTATAACGCAGAATAGGATCTTGACCCAATCGTCCAACTAAAAATACCCTGTTCATTGTTTGATTCCTTCTTTTTTAAAAATTGGATTTATAGCCCCATATTTCTTTTTAGTGGGCACTGCCATCTCGGATAACATCGGGTGATCGGCCCAAATTTTGTGGCATCCTTCTGACGGGTAACAATCAGCATCCGGCCCAAATCTTACGGCATCGTTTAGGCTGGTAACAGTTACAATACGGCCTAAATCTTGTGGCAGCCTTTGCTCGGGTAACACCAAGGGCACGGCCCAAATCTTATGGCAACCTGGCTGCGGGTAACAGGGCGCCTTCGGCTCAAATCTTGCGACAACCTCCAAACGGGTAACATGGGAGAAGCGGCTTAAATCTTGTGGCAATGGAGTTTCGGATAACATTTTTTAGGCGGCCCCAATCTTACGGCAAATTCCGCTCGGGTAACAACATTGCCGTGGCTCAAACCCGATTCCATTCCTCCCACAGTTCCCTTAAAAATGCCTTTTCCATGTATCGTTGTGCCCGAATATCCCACGCGGCTTTTGATTTTTCAGGTGCTTTCCCCTCCTCGTATTCTTTTCTTTCATCGTAAATTCTCCTGAAATGCTGATCGTTCGATCGGATCAAACATTTACCGAGATTCCACATGATTGATCTACGCCTGGGGCAGTATCCGTGGATTATCGCCTTTTCCCTATCTAGGCACTTTCGCTGACGCTCGCCGTTTATCACGGCCAATCCCATTCGCTTCCAGACCTTCGCGGGATTCGCATAATCTGACAGGTTCCCGGTCTCGGCCAATAATTGACCCAAAATATAGGGACCGCACCCACGCACCGATTTAGCCCATTCCCAAACCGGAAGTTTTTTGATCAGTTTTTCAATTTCCCGTATGTGTGGTTTTTTGTGCTCGATGAAATTCAACCTTGCGGCTTCGAAATGTTCGCATAAGAATTGCAGTTTTTCCCCTTTCTCGACCTCTTTTCCCTGCCATAACGCCTTGTGAATTTTCGGCGCATCATCCTTGCCACAATCGGTTGCTCTCCTGATGATGGCATATTGACGCTGCAGCAATCCGATCTCGACCTTTTCGTAATCTTTAATCCGGCGATATTTTTCACGGATCAGGGTCAGGGTTTTTGCGGTTTCGTTTCGGGTTGCATCGATTAGATCGCTCATTTTCATCTCCCTTTTAAATCGTGTCACGGCACTTTGGTTATGGTTAACAACACCGGATCGGCCCAAATCTTGCGGCAAACAGGACTTGGGTAACATCCTTCCTTCGGCCCAAATTTTGCGGCATTTTCAATACGGTTAACATCGGGGATACGGCTCAAATCTTACGGCATGACCATTGCGGGTAACACCGCGGCCTCGGCTCAAATCTTATGGCACCGACTTGGCGGGTAACAGTAGGGTGGCGGCCCAAATCTTACGGCACAAACACCACGGGTAACACTAGATACGCGGCTCAAATCCCGGCCTTTACCTGGATCAATGCCAATTCTTCCGCTGATAAGACTTCGCGCACCCTCTTTTGCCGATACTCTTCCATGCGTTTAGTGATCTCACCGAAAAACTTCATTTTCTTCTCGCAGCCCCTCAACGTCCTGTGATAGACGGACAACTGGGCCCGGACATCGTGATACATGGCGTCACCAAGTTTTTTACCGTTCACCAGCCGATATTCGTAAATGATGCTGTCGGCCAACAAATCCAGTCCGTTATCTTCCTCGTTTCTGTCGGGAAGCTGCCTGGGCTTGGCCGTCCCCGTATATTGCCGATTCGCCGACAATATCTTTTCGCGCTTGCGCCTGATCGATTTGTGCAAGCTTGCATAGCAGGCTCTCTTGACGAGCGCATCTGAAATTTTCAAGCTTAATTGATCGTCGGCACTATAAATAACGTCCTGCATCACAACCATTGCACCGGCGATATTCCCTGACTTTTCCATTGAGTAATCGGCGATTTCATCCAATGTTTCAAAAGTTTTTTCTCCCATTGTTTCCTCCCTATTTGATCTGCAACGATTCCCCGCGTGACAATTTCACACCGAAAATAACGGTTTCATCACCGGGTTCTTCCGGCAATTGACCTATGGCCTTCAAATGCTTCATCGCCTTCGTGGAATTGAATGTTCGTTTCACAATAAAAAAATCATCAAGCGCGGCTTCTTCATCGATGAGCTCCGCCTTGACCGGGTTTTTACGCCGCGACAGGCGAAACAAATCGGTATCCAGTTTTTTCATGCGCAGGCGCGACATTTCCTTTCGCAGGTATTCGCGCAGGCCCCCAACACATCTTTCGCGCGCCTGCCTGAGATTCTTCAGCCTATTCTCTTCCGTCTTTATGGCAGAGGCCATTTCGGACATTGACCGGATAACCTTACAAATCCCGACCGCCTTATCTCGAAACTTCATTTCGAGCCTTGTCAATCTTTCTTCGATTTCTTCGGTTAGTTCGCCGCCGTTTTCTATCAGTTCGTTCTGGATCTCGATCAACTGATCCGATACCTCGTACAGAGCAAGATTTTTCATCTTAACCAGGTTTCCCATTATTTATTCCCCTCCCTCATCTTTACATTTGTGAGCCGCCCGTTCTGCGCGAAGTTCGGCGACACGCTGAATGTCACCGATCTTCTGCGCTCTCGCCGTCAGCTTAACCAATTTCTGAACGTATCCACATCTACATGAGCGCGGATACTTAAAGCGGTGTTTGTCACAGAAATAATTTCGCTTTGTCCCGGTGTTCCACTCAACGCGGGCACAACCACAACGCAGGATCAATATCTGCTCGGCACCGAGCATCCGTGCATACTCGCGGATGCAAAAAAGACGCTCCTTTTGCGACGGTTTAGAACGGGATGTCATCGGCGGTTAATCCTTCGGTGGTGTCATCTTTCGTACCTGCCGGGCCCAAGGTTATGCCCGCTTGCGAAATTACTTTGCGTGTTTGTTCTATTTTCCAACGCCGGATTTCTTCCCGGGCATGTTTCAGGATTTTATCGACGTCGCTTTTATTCAAACGCGAAACGTCCAGCGTCTTAACGTAATTAGCGACAACGGAACAATCAGATTTTGCCATCTCCGCCAGAGAACGCTTTTGATCTTCCGTCACGCCGTTCGTCTTGCGGGGTTTTGCAGGTTCCCGGTTCTTCCGCCCGACGGTTTCCGGTGTCTCGTTGTCGGCATCCGTATCCCGGATTTCATCGGTAGGGATACAGAAGGTCTGAAAACACAGGTACTTGAATGCGGCGGATTCGGCCTTGTTGGTGGCCTTGTCGGACGAATCCATCCCCTCGCCGAAAAGACGAGCTGTGTGTGTCGATCCGTCTACAGCCGACACAAAATCAAACTCAGCCTCGATCGCGACGTTGAAGAGATCTCCACCGCTTTTTGATTTGTATTCACGTATTTCCCGCGTTTTGTATCGCGGGATGATGCAGAGTTTGTGTTTCACGAGAATCGGATTCAGCGTATTCAACACGTCGTCGATTCCGCGAAACCGATATCCCTGCATCTGATTCTTGTGGTCCTTGGAAATTCCGACTTTTCCAAGATCCGCCATCACGGATATAATGGCCGGGTACACGGCCGGGCACTTAGATTCTTGCGCCATCAGTCACCCCCGATGTCGATGTTGTACCCGCGAACGCGGGCGAAGTTTTGGATTGCACGGGCGAGTTCGGCAGACGGCTGCCTGTGCCCGTTTTTGATCAAAGACAGGTAGCAGCGGCTGATTCCGAGCCGCTGTGCGATGAAGCGACCCTTGAGGCCGCTCCGGTCGATAAATTCCTTCAGAGTCATGTCACCCCCTTTCCCTGGAGCTTGTAATCATTAGATTAACACACTTATATGACACTAATCGGGTGGGAATGGGGATTGTTTCGGGGTGTTTCCCGGGGATTTTCCGATCGGGGCGGGAAAAAAGATGTCGGTTCGAAGGCAGGCGGGTATAAAGATTATTTCAGGGATTTATTATTTCAATCGCTCTTGATCGGGATATTGAAAAACGAGATCCTGTCAAGGCCGTTCATCGGGTCGTATACGAACGCAACCGCCCGACGGATAGATAGGAAGCCGTGATCATGATGCCACCTATCGACCGGCGTGATCGACGGGATCCAGCGAAGCACAACTCCCTTTTCTTCGAGTTCTTGGTGCCTGTGAAGCGGTGAGGTAATGGCCTGCCGATGTTGATGTGCAAGATGGAATTCACGGAAATCTGATTTTGCCCACATGTCGGCCGCTTCAACCGGCATCAAAAGCGGCAGGTCCCGGATTCGCTCTTGGTAACCGTGGCAATACCCAATTAGATTACGACCGAATAAATGATATTTTCTCATCAGCGGTCGGTTATCGATTTTTAAACGCGGCTCGTCATGGTAATACGCCTCAAGAACAGATCCCAGGCGCGACATCATTTCTTTGTCGTGATTCCCGCCGACGATAATTACATGCACCCTTTCCGCAATCTCAAGCGATCGCCGGATCACATATTGTGTCAGGTCGAACCCGGTGCGGAAAATATCCTCCTTATGCGCATCGCGATCAACATATGTGCCTCGCGTCGTCTGGCCCTCATCATTGTCGATATGAAAAAAATCATTTCCCCAGGGCAAAATGATTTCCTGAAAATCATAATCGGCAACCTTTGAGAAAAGATGATCCACAACATCTTCCACGATGCTACGTGCATGGTCGAGACCGTGATTTTCTTTTGGGAAGGCGAGTTTTCCTAGGTGGACATCGGCCAAGCCCAACTCAAGTGCATGGCGGGCTTTCCGCGATGTCTTTGTTTTCGGGATTCTCGGCTTTTTTACTGTGCGAATCTCGTCTAAAACCGTTTTGCGAACCTTCAACCAATCCAACGATTCCTGTTTCTTTTTCAGCCGTAACGTGATCGAGAATAATTGCACCAGGTGGGGTTTTTGGACGGGTTGCTGGTGGACGATTTCCCACACATTGAAATCGATTTTTTGGCGCTCGATCAGCGCCTCGATCGAATTGATCATCCTGCCGTTTTCGAGCGAAAGAATGGCGTCATCTTCACCGGCTTCGAATTTTATATGATCGAATTTTCTTGGGGCCGGAATATCACCCTGGCGATTTTTTTTGCGTGATTCAACGCGTCTCGCCTTCGTTTCTTCATGGTGCGTACAGGAAAGCCCGCGATTACTCGGTTTGTCGGCATATTTCTTTTTCCCGCAAACGGGGCATCGGTACTCCGCGGGATTTCCGGATGCGATCGAACGAAATTATATGCCTCTCGTCCGCATTTCACGCATTTGCTCATTTCTTTTTCTCCCGCCGAATCTGGTCTATCAGGAAATCAAGTTTTTGATTGATCGCATCTATGATTGTTTTCATTTCCTCGCGCGTAATGTAATTATCGTGCTCGTTGAAATTTCGCCGGACCTCTTGTTTTACGTCAGTCAATGTTTCGGTGGTACGCGTTATCTGTGCGCTCAGCGTTGCATACGCAAGCGCGATAATAACGACCATCGTGATGATTTCCATCCACGATTTGAGAGTATGGACGTTGAGCTTGATTCCGTTCCCATTAATCTTGCCGTTCATCTTCGTACCCCGCCGGTCAGAGATTGAATTTCATGGGACAGAATTTCGGTCTTACGTTCAGACGAAGCCGAGGAGCCGAAATAGAATTGCGAGATCTGTTTGATGTGAGACATCAATGCGCCGACGACGGCACCGAGCAAAGTCATCACCGCCTCCGGAATCGATACGCGATAGACAGCAAACAAGCATAAAACACCAAGGGTCGCGACGAACATCGAAAACGTGAGGATCGCGATTTGACGCGGCGTCTTGTCACGGGTGGCGATGAACATCTGGCGTGCACCCTCGGTATTCAGTTGATCGATTTTCTTTTCATCGATATCGGCGCGCCTCATCGTCGTAACAAATTCCGCCTCGATTTTCCTCAATTGGATCAATTGATCGGGCGTTGCTGTTTCCAGCGCACCCGCCAATATTTCAGCGCGTTCATCCAACGTTTTGCCCTCGGCTTTTTCCGACAGACCGAGTTTTTCAAGCAGGAATTGAACGCCGGTTCCCGCCAGCGGTCCGCCCAAGGTTTTCGCGATTGTCGGCGCAACGGCAGACAATATTTCCTTTAATTTTTTCATTGTTCGCCTCCTATTTGTAAAATTCAAAAGGACCGATCGTTGCGGTCAGGATCATGCGATCCCATCCGGAAGGACGCCCGATCGATCGATCATGGTAGTGTGTCGCACCGTGTGTGGGATCGGCCAGTATATCGGATCGAATCATCAGGTTTGCAATCGACAGGCAATCAAGCCAGGCGTCAGGGGATTCCCCCAGCGGGTAAAGCATCGCGTCTCGGTTGTGATCGTGCCACGAGGAAAATTGCCTGTAGGCCAGGCACACATCCCGAAACGTCGATCCCCACCATTTCACGGGTGAAAGCACGCGGTTTTTCACAATATGCGCCACGGCTGCTTTTGCTTCAATCGATTCCCCGCGCGCCTCGCCGAATATTGTCGCAGCATATATGACGGCTTCCGGCCATTGTCGTGGGTGTATGTCCGGGTCAGGTATAAATTTCATTTCGCCTCCCATAGCTCTTTTTGTCCCATTTCCCGGTTCTCCAAACGAACTTTCCCCGATGAGCGCCTCTTTTCTTGCCGCTTTTAAACCCGTCGTCAATCCGATGAAGACGTCCATCGAAAATGTAATTCCAGGGCATCGCATCGTCATGGTCATCCGGCTCGATAGCTCTGAGATATAATTTTGTCAGGTGATCGAGCGCCGGATATCCGACATTAAGCAGTCGCATGTTCCACAGGTTCATCCCGGGTATGAAATCGCGCATTTCGGGCTTTTGGGGACGGGCGATTACGCACTTGGCCGCTTGCGGCGATAAGATCACTTTTACATTGCAATCGACCCCACGGATGTCGGCATCCATCGTCGGCTGTATCAATTCGGCGCGCGGACCGTTGTCGAGATGATACAGAATGCGCCGGCCGCCCGTGTGGGATCGAAATTCCGCTAGACGCACGGCCCGGTTATCGACGTATTTATACACGTCTTTGTGCCCCTCCGGGTTCTTCGCGTTCGGGTCGTCGATCGGGATTTCGATCAAAAGGTTACGGCAAAGCCGTATCATTCCCGAGATCGCGCGAATCGGATTATCATAATGGTGTGCAACGGCCAACACCAGGCCAATATCAAATACTTCACATTGCGACAGTTTAAATAATTGATCGGCGGATAAGTGCAACTGGAGCCAGGCGACATTGTGATTTTTGTTTTGTTTCAGAATATCCCTGAGGCGTTTTTGTTTGTCCGCGCCGACAACAAAGGCGTTGAAATCCTCGGATATGCGGAGCATGAAATAACCCATGTTGGTTCCGAGGTCGAACACGGTAAAGCGGCGTGTATATCCGAGCGAACTTATCGCCTTTTTAATCTCTTCATAGCGGTCGGCGCAATCACGCTGATAATCTTTTCCCGGTATTCCCGGTAATTGTTTTCCTCTGATCCATGTTGGTTGATATGGTCGCGGCATTTTCGGCATCCTCAGGTAATGTTTTCTTTATCGGTCGGCGATCAGGTTGTGGGTCAGGGAGAAGAACCCACCACGGGAGGTCTCATCGATCGCCGACCGGTAAAGCTCCCTCTCTTGTCAAACCCCGTGAGGTCGGGTTATCGAATTTTATGCGCTCATACATACATTTCAATCCCCGGGTTATTTCCGTCTTCGGTTCATATCCCAAGATTTTTCGCGCCTTCGCAAAATCGGCCAGCGTTCTACCCGCATCACCCGGTTGGGCCTCGATGCAACGGACATCCAACTTGCGACCACAAATATCGCCTATCATCTCTACCAATTCGGCAAGCGATACCTCCCGACCGGAACCGAGATTAATCGCATTGAATCGGCTCGGCATTTCTGCCGTGATCGATGCGGTTATGCCGTCGACAATATCATCGATATATGTGTAATCGCGAGTTGAGCGGGGATCTCCGTAGATCTCGATTTCCCAGCCGTTGATTGCACGGCGGAAAAAGCGATCAATCGCCATGCCGTAGCGTTGGCCGGGTCCGTAGACGGTGAAAAATCGCAGGCACACGGTTGTGAAAAATTGCGAGTAGACGTAACAGAGATCTTCGCCGGCCTTTTTTGTCGCCGCGTATGTCGATAAAGCACCGACAACATGCGTTGATTCCGACATCGGGAGTCGGACAGACGTGCCGTAAACCGAACTTGAGGAAGCGAAAACGAAGCGCTTGATATCGGGGCCTGCACGTGCAAGTTCGAGGATATGGGCGGTTCCGGTGACATTTACGTCCGTATATTGTTCGGGGACGGAGAATGACCGGCGAACACCGGCAAGCGCGGCGAGATGAATCACACACTCGGGTGAAAACCTGTGAATCACGGATAATAATCCGCCGTAATCGCGAATATCTTTTTGATAAAATCGTAAATCGGCGATCTCGAATAGAGTGCGCAGGTTTTCTCTTTTTTCCCACTTGCGCTCAAATAAATTATCGACAATCGCGAGATCATGACCGTCTTTTATCAGCCTTCGGCATAGGTGCGTGCCTATAAAACCGGCACCGCCGGTAACAAGAATTCTCATGTTCGGTCTCCATAACAAGGGGGACAGTAACCCCCGGGTTGATCGGCAGGCGTATTTTTATTATTCCACTGCGGCGTCCAGGTTAGTCGCCTGGATATAAAACTCCAACAGGCGCTGTTTCAATTCCATGAATTTTTCTGCAAGACCCGGCGGGATATTTTTAATCGTGATTGATTTTCCGGGGAAATCGGGCATTGTCAGGCGCAATAGTTCCGTCGGTGCCGCCGTGAACCTGTTTTCTTCGTCGATCGATCCCGCCTCAACGCGGAACGATAAACCAACCGGAACCGTTTCATTGGTTTCAAATGTTTCGGTCCGGTTTCCATCCTCATCGCTTACCACTTTTCGCTTGATATCGAAAAATATCCTGATTTCAGCCATATCGAAAAATATCCTGATTTCAGCCAGGTCAATTATTTCAACCGGCTTCGGTGTTATTGTTTCCGTTAGTTTTATTTTCATTGTTTCCTGCCTTGTCAATGATGAATTTGGGCGGGAACCCGTGTTTCGCCACTGCTTCTTCAAGCGGCACGATGATGTCCTCGCTCAGCGCCACCCAGAAATCCGTTTCAGATTTGGAAAGACCGGCCCGGCGTGCAAACATCGTCCCAGCCCGGATCAGGGTTATGCCTGTTCGCGCAAGCATTTTATCGGCGGCATTGAATGCGGAAACCGCCTCGTTGAAATCGGTGATAGATGCGCGAATAAAATCGCGTTCCGGTGCGGCGAGTGAAAATTTTACATTGCTCATTATTTCTCCCTTTCCCAAGACTAGTTCGTTGCAAGCGTTCTAACGGTTCCGTCGGGAAAAATAACCCTTAGTTCGCCAGCGGTTGAATTATAAAAAATTATTGCGAATCCCGTTGAAGGGCTGGGATTGGCTGTTCTGGCAGCCGTGCGGAACAGTGCGGACCATACGCTCGCATAATAATAATCGATATTCCCGATATTCCTCGCATTCGCCGTGCTGGGAAGTATGTTTACATATTGCGTGATTTCCGATGACGTCCATTTCATTGTGAGGGTGTCGTAGGCAACCGCACTTAAACTGTCATTTTCGGCTTGGAAATAACTCTCGTATGCGCCCCATGCCAACCCGAGTCGAGAATATAAAGATCCCGACGGTCCCAAACGCAGAAACGGATAATTTGTCGTGTTTAGTCCGCGAAGCACTATGCCCGTAGATCCTGCTGTCATTACTATCGATTGCCACACCTGGCGGCTTGTATCGCCGATCATCAGGTGCATTGCATCATCATAGGCGGATCTAGGCTCAAGATAAGTATTTTTATATCCGAGTATTCCGGTGTAAAATGTCATGAATTCGACATAATCGCCGAAATAAAAATATCCTTGCCTCGCGCTATAATCGCAGCCAAGTTTTATGGATTCACCCCAAAGGGAAATCGTTTCATCATCAGCCGAATTATAAATTTTGAAAGACGTCGGGTTGATTACCACGCGCTCGCCGCTTGTTCCCGTCTGATATACCGCCGCTGTAATCGTATGTTTCGAAGTTATGGCATTGGCCGTTAATTGATCGGTCTCAACACAATTGGCTTGTAATTTATTGGTTGAAATGCTGTTAGCCTGTAAATGGTTGGTTGAAATCGCATTCGGGGAAATATAGTCCGAATTGGTCCAATTGTCGCCGGACGGATCATGTGCCGATCCGTATTGGTTGGTATCCGAATTGTAAACGAATTTCCTGAGTATGTATTTTCGCGGACCGACAAGATCCGAAATATTCGTTGCCGCTTGCAGTGAATTTATCGATGCATCCGGATCAAAATAGATCCAGCAGGTGCCGGAATGCGCGTAACTCCCCGTGCCGATCCCGTAAGTTTTTCCGATTCGCCGCAAATAAATAGTTCCGGCCGACCACCGGATCGTCCGGTTATCCGTGACCGTGAAGACAATATCGTGAATGATCTCGTTATCGCCGAAGGTCAATGCCTGACGCGACGGTTCCGATTCTGAAAAGGTCGAATGCGACAACCCGGGATTGTCCACCAACATGAGTTGGTGATGGATGAAATCCCTATCGACAGAGATTCTGGAACCGTAGATGCGGAACGGGTCATCGTTAAGACCGATGTCATCGGTGGATTCGCCGGCGAAGTGCGTAACATCCGCCCGGTCCCCGAGTTCAAGATCGGGATTGAATTCCGCATCGAATTCTATGACCTGTCGATCCGAGCGGTTTTGATACAGTTTGATTTCGGCGATTTGCTTGGCACGGTTTATATTTCGGATCGCATCGAGCGACAGATCGACGATAATGGTCTCGTTATTCAGGTTTGCCTTTTCCGTCGAGTCCTCGTGATAGGTCCAGGCGTCGTATCTGCCGAAAGCATAGTTCCTCGCATAGGATGCGTTGATCCTGGTTACGCGTTTATCCGGCGATTTAGTACTTCCCCACCTGATGATATTCTCGCCGTCGCGGTAATCGTGTTCCGACGTGCCGGCACCGGCATCATCGAAAAACATTCCGATTTTGCCGTTTGCGGTCTGGAATGTCGCCAGATTCAGTGTGCGGGCGAGCAAGTCGAAGAAGTCGAAATATGTCATTGGCTCCGTAATTGCAAGATCGCAATAAAGCGACAGATCGTCATAGTCTGTCGCCGCCGACGACTGCATTGTCGAGTCGAGATCGGAAGAGGAAAAAAGCCCGTGAAGCGTGAGAAGATCCTCGACGATATTCGGTGCAAGACGATCCGCCGTCGAAGCCGTGGATTTTCCAGACCACGAGATAACGGGATTGCCGTCTTTCCCGTCGCGAGGGTCGAAATCCAAAAGGATGAACTGCATCGTCATCGACCCGAATTCAGTACTGACGCTGTCGGTAACGGATGACCATTGAGAGGAGGCGAGTTTTACACCGTTGACGAAAACATCGGTGATTTGATCCATTTCCTGCTGGGCGGCGATGCATTTATAACTCGCCGAACCGACAGCCGGATCGATGATGTACGCGGGAACGGCACCGACATCACTGTAATCGGACGTCAGGACCTCACCGAAAACAATCGGGATCATCGCCGTGGGCGTGGTATCCGGCATATTGGGAAACAGGTCCGGCGTGATTTTCAGCGGGATTTCACGCATGAACTTTTCAGAAAACACGTCGCGAGCGGTGATTATCAGTTCTTCGGCGTTTGACTCGATATCGACGATACGCCCGGTGAAAACGGTTGTCGTATCACCCGTGTCGAGGTTGATCAAATCAATCGTGATCGATCGGTTTTGAAACGATTCGCTTTGCCGCAGCTTGCGGAGTGTTCTGTCCGCATCCGCGATTGCCACGGTTGCGGATTGATGTTGAAACACTCCGCCGTTGGGATCGACACGGCGGTCGATGTCGGAAACGGACGCAAGCCGCCCGTCATAATAAGCGGTCTCGTTCGTCACACCGTGAAAAGAATAACGAAGCGTCCGCGAATCAAGCGTGATTGTTACAAGCGCGTCAAAGTTATCCATTATTTATGTATGATTCAGCACGGCTCAAAGCCCGCATATTTGCGAGCGATTGGCCGCCGCGTAAGATTTTGAGTTTCGAAAGAAGAAGCAGGCCGGGATCTTCCGTGCCACGGTTATTCAGGTGAAGCGCGCCGTTGTCTGATCCATCATATTGCCCCCATTCATATGGATCGGCCAACCAGTCACGGTAGAACAAAATGGACGAGGCGCTTTCCATTTCGATTTGGCAACCACAGTCGGGCTTAATATAGACAACCACATCGCAATTTTCACCGATTGCTCTATCGGTTGAATTATCAAGATCTACCGCCCCCCCACCAGCCGATTCACCTGTATCAAAATTAACTTTCCATTTATATTTCTCGCCAGCAGACGACTCCACCCGCAATTCAAGCCTCGGATCTTTTACATAATTCGTGCCGTCACCAATGTGAAATACTCCCCTTGTATCTTTCCAAGATCCGATATCGGTCAACTCCAAATACACGCTAAGGCTTTGCGCGATATGGCGGAATTCCCATTTCAGCGAATCGACTTCACGTGTCGCCGTAGACGCAACGGTCTTGATATAGCTGGTCGGGAAATAGGTATCAGCTTCAAGTTGCATTCCCCAGATGTACACGCCGGAAGAACCATCGCCGATGTATTGTGTGCTCTTTGAATTGTTGCGGATCCGCACCAAGCAATACGGATCGGTTGTTCCGGTCTCGGAATCAAGCGAAATAAGCACGCGCCACCAGCCATTCGTGTATTTTTCGACCGTGTACAGGTGGAGAATTCCAGATCCGTCAGAAACAGACAAAATCGATCCATCTGTCAGATCGATCAGCAAAAAAGCTAAAGTGCCGGTCTTTGATCTAACATATACATCGGCATAATTATACCCGCCAGCTTTAATAAACACACTTGTGGATAATGGCGTGTTATCGGTGAAGTTTGAATAATCGGAAATATCGTAAATATAATGGGTGTCATTATCGGTCGATGGAATAACAAGATCGGCTGTCGTGTTTCCATCCGGCGCACCAGCGACATCCGTGGATACAGAAACCCGGGTCTGCGTTTTCCCGGTTGACATGTCTTCGGAATACGTCAACAGGTTTTCAGACCCGTGTTCCAGCAATAGCCCGCGTTGATTTTCGCTGAACCAATGATCAGACCGAATTTCATCAACGGCGGCTGATACCAGCCTTAAATCACGGTTTTTGTAATATGCCGCCGATGAACGGCTGAATGTGCGGCCATTTGACGGAAGATCCTGTCCGGCCTCCCAATAGAAAAGCACGTCATCTTTTTGCTCGATCGCCGGTGCATCTTCCGTTATCCGGACACGACACGTGACCCGATGTCCAGATTCACCCGTACCGGACTTCGACAGTGTAAATTCGCGTGTGAATTGCGGATCAAACCGCCCAAAGAAACCGTCATTTTCATCTACGTCCGGAATCACGAACAACGGTTCATCAACGGCCGCCTCGAATAGGTCGCGCAGTGTGTCGACACTTGTTTCCGTGACCGCGTCGAAATTGATTGAAATCGTTTCCAGTTCGTTCAGTTTCCGATAATTATCCTCAGCACCGATCTTGCGGATCGTATCCCGGCGAATCCAGCCCTCACGAAAGCTGAAATCGAGCGTCGTAGCCTGACCAAGTACTAGGTAACCGATATCTATGAATTCGTGCGTATTGGTTTCATCCTTGATTTCAATTCGCCAGAACTGATAGGTTTGCGGTGATGCGATTTTCAAAAACGATGTCCGGCGGCGCGCCGTCATCGGATCGGAATAATCGGACACGTCAATATCGGAACCGGCTTTGACCGTGATCACGGCGTTTTCCGTCAGGTTGTGGCCGACAACCGCCACCAGGTCAACGGCTTGGGCGGTCGGTAATGCGATCCGGATCTCAACCGCCAACTCATCGCTTGCACGCGTGGAATTTCGATACATGTTCCGCACTCGGCATGGGTTCGATACCGGGAGTTTCGCCGCATTCACCCACGGGTAATCGTCGCTTACGAACAGACGCCCCCCGACGACGGCGGACCGGATCAAATTGTTTTCATTTTTCAGGTAGCCTAGATATCCCATTATTTCTCACGCCGCATGGCGGCCAACGAATGACAGCCACGAACGATTTTTACCTTGGTGAATAGATTGACGCCGGTATATGTTGCACCGGTGTAGCGATCGTTAAGGCGAAATGCACCGGTCTTCGCACCACCGATGTTTCCCCACTCAACGCCGGGAAATTCATTTGATGCTGCCTGCACGACACCGTCATCTGTTTCCAATTCGGCAACCGGATCATTTGTTATTCGCGCGACAGCATCCCATGAATCTGTAAGCGAATGCGTCAAAACGTCAGTATTTCTATTATTGTTTGTGCCGTCATCAAAGCGTATTTCTATACCATTATCCGTGTTATTGGCACGCAGTTCCAATCGCGGATTTGCGATTGCGTCGGAAGCAGTTAGCGAGAAAATCCCGTGATACTGCGGTAAATACTTTTGCCCGATCTCTATCATTCCCAAGTAAACGGAAAGAGATTCGACGATTCTATGGAACGGAAAGGTTAAAGTTTCAATTGCACGCGATGCCGGCGTGCCGGAAGTAGGAATGTAGCTTGTCGATGCTTGCAGGTTTTCCAGCTGCGCGCCCCAGGCATAGATGCTGGAAGATCCGTCACCGGTGTAGCTTGCGGATGTGCCATTCGCCAAACCGACATAAATATATGGATCTGTGGTACCAGTTTCTGAATCGATTAAAACGTGTATGCGCCACCAATCATCCGCGTACTTCTCAATGTAATAATCGACAAGGGAGCCCTGATCATAGGTGTCTAAAATCGATCCGTCGCTTGGATCGATTAAAACCCCGGCAGTATTCCCGGCTTTCGATCTAATCAGTACGCGCACATTTCTAGTGCCCGACGATCCGCGTTTTATAAATATAGATCCGGCAATTGTTTGGTTGTCGGCAAAATCACTATAAGCAACAGCATCATATATGCCGTGATCGTCAAGCGTTGCGTCCTCAACAATTTCGTCGGCCGTAGTATTCCCGTCCGGCGCATCAACGGCATTGGCGGATACAGAAACGGCAACCTCCGTCCATGCCACATTATCGAACGCTTCCGAATACGGAATCAGGTTTTCAGAGTTCACCTCAAGTAATAGTCCGTGACGGTTCTCATCGAACCAATGATCCGACCGCACCTCGTCGGATGCGGCCTGAACCAGTTTCAGATTTTTATCCTTGTAGTACGCCGTCGATGAACGACTGAACGTATAATCCGACGGAAGCGATTCACCGGCGCGCCATGAAAACAATTCTTCATCGACAATAAACGGGTGCCGGTCTTCAACAAACTGAACATTCGTATTCCCACGGTGTTCCGATTCGCCGGTGCCGGATTTTGAGACATCAAAAACACGTTCCAATTCATCGTGGTTGAATCGACCGAAAAACCCGTCATTCTCATCGACATCCGGGATTACGAACAAAGTTTCACCCGACAGGTCAAGGAACAGATCGCGCATCGTATCAAGATCGGTTTCGGATATCAGCCTGAAATCAACATCGAATTGTTCGCGCAAATGTGCCGTCTTGCGGGAAACGCCACCGGCTTCATTCGCAAATCCGACGGTTTCTGCAAGATCGATTTTCCTCCACCCTTCTGCAAAACTAAAGCCGAGTATCGTTGCCTGCCCGATCACTATGTAGCCGACAGTGACAGCACCCGGGCACTCCTCATCATCGATGTCGATCATCCAATAGCGATAGGTCTCGGTCGATGACAGCATCTTGAAAGCAGTTCGTTTGCGTGCCGTCATCGGCGTTGAATAATCGGAACAGTCGGGCGTGGAACCGGCCTTAATTGAAATCGTCGCGTTTTCCGTCAGGTTGTGCCCGACAATCGCGACCAAGTCGGCTGTGATATCGGCGGGGAAGCTCAGGAGAATCCGAACCGGGAGTTCATTCCTAATTCTAAGCGGTCGGCAAACGGGAAGGCGCTTGACGTTTATCTCCGGGAATCTATCGGCATCAAGAATCGTGGTTTCAACACTGACGGTTGCTCTCGTGATCTCATTATCCGAGTTTTTCAGATAGGCAAAATATCCCATCGTCAGATCCCCGTTCTTCTGTTTCTGACCGTGCGTTCAATCTGCGGTAAAATTACGTCGCGCACCGATCGCTCGACGCTTTTTCCATCCCATGCATTGATGGAAAAATTCATGCTGACATTATCGCCGCGTGTAATCTGCCTGTCATACTGGATGCCGGGAACCATTAAAGATAATTCGGCTTCGGTAATTTCCGCACGCGCTTTTTCGAGTTCGATCCGAAGCATTTCCGAAACATTCGGGATTATAATCCGTTGAAGTTCTTCATTTACGGCATCGACCATGTCGGCTGCGGATTCAACAACATCATCAGCCGTTTTACCGCCGAAAAAATTGATCATCTCTTCCGATGCCGTAAGATCGATCATTTTTTCCTCAAGGGTTCCGATAGAATCGGCGGCACCATCGAACGATTCCATTACCGGTCCCGCCAGGATTTCGGCGAAATTCGGCAGTGCTTCGCGCAATCGCTCCGATGTTGAAAAGATCTTTACGAACTCTTCATTAAACCGCTTATAGTCTCCCGTTTCGACGGCTTCGCGGACGGCACCCGAGATGTCGAAAGTTCCCCACGATGTTTGCAGGCGCGAAAACGAGCCGATTAACTGTTCAACCGTTCCCTGTGCCTCGGCCGCGGGTAAAAGGATTTCTTTGAAAAACGCAGGCGACGATTCCAGATCTTTTCGGATGCCCTTCCAAATATCCTCGACGAGGCCGAGATTCTGCGCGAATGATCGGAGATCCGTACCGCCTATTGTAACGCCGAAGTCTCGGGCTGCTTCTTTCCCACCCGCCTTCGAGGGATCTTTTTTGAATAATCCGGAAATCCACCCGATAAGTTTTTCCGCACCCACACCGAGCAGTGAACCTATTCCACCAGCGGCTAAAGACCCGAAACCACCCAGAAACTTTCCAAGCTTGCCCTTGGAAAAAATACCGGACAAAAAAGATGCAACGCCGGAAAGCGGACCTTTCTCACCGAATAATTTTCCCATAAAACCGGTGATCTTACCGCCGAATAAACCGGTAAAGAAATCTGAAAACAGACCCTTTAGGCCGGATTTCCAATCCTTGAAAAGCTCAATAGCTTTGGCAAGGAATCGATCCAACACACCCAAACCCTCATCGGTGGCATCGGCCATCAGCTCGGGAATCTTGTAAGCGGACTCACCGATCTTGATTTCCAGCTCCGGTAACGTTTGGGAAATTGTTCCCATTTTCTTTTCAGCATTATCTAAAAACTTGTCGAATTCCTTGCGCGTCTTTTCATGCTGTTTTTCAAGATCGGCTAATTTATCGGTGGCTTCTTTTGCCGCCTTCGCCTGGGCATACAAATACGACACCGTAGCGGGCAAAGAATCTTCACCGTTTAATTTCTTGTGTTCATCGGCAATACGGATAATCATATCGCCGTAGACATCAAGAATCTGTCGTTCGTCAAAATGTCCGATCAGTGCGGATAATTCTTTTTCGAGATCGTCGGCCGGGCGAATCGTCTCGGCGAATTTTTTGCGGATCTTCTCTATTTCATCTTTCGCGTCCCCGGTTTTCGTTGCCATTTCGGAAAAACCCGCTGTAGCATTTTCGATTTTCGGCACCAGATTCTCGGATACCATTGTTGCCAGAGCCGCAGATTCATCTTTCGTTTCTTCCATCGAAGCCGTCGCATCCGTCATTTTCTGCTTGATCTCATCGACGCCCTTTTTCACCGGCTCTTTCGCCTCGACGGTTTTCTCGCCGATAAACGACCACATCGTGTCCCACGCCGAGGATAATGCTCCTGTGAACCCGTCCCAGATCGGTTTTACGGTATCGACAAAAACCTTGATCTTTTCGACGATTATACCGATAACCGAAGAAACAATTGTTTTCACGATGCCCCAACCGGCACCCCAGCGTTCCGTCATCCACGCATTGAAAGAATCCCAGGCGGTTGAAATCGCGGTGACGAAATTTTTCAGCGGGATGCTTACGATGTCCCATGCACCAGCCATGATTCCGGAGACGGCTTTCCAGATGCCGGTGAAAATATCCTTCATTCCGTCAGCGAATAAATCCCAATCCAGCGTAACAACACCGACAAACGTTTTAATCAGGCCCGAAAGAACATCCAACCCGCCGGAAAGAACATCGCCGAGGGTGCGAAGCACGGCTTCGAAAATACCCGTGATATTATCCCAAAGTGTCGTAACAACGATTGTGATCGTCTTTCCGTGTTTTGACCAGATGGCATCGATTGCCTTGATTACGGATTCGATAACCCCTTTAACCGATTCCCAAACTTTCGCGGCCGAATCCTTGATCGCACTCCAAACCCTTGACAATTTATCGCCCATCGATCTGAACATCTGGCTGGTATCGCGTGTAAACTTGCCCAGGGCGTTTCCCTCTTTAACGACAGACGCAATCGCCGAAACGACGCTGACGAGTGCAATAATCAATCCGGCCGGGCCGGCCAGGGATGCGATAAGACCGGTTCCGGCGACACCGCCGAGCACCCCCGCAATTGCCCCGAATGAAGTGATCAACGTCCCGGCTACCAGGAGCAACGGACCGATGGCGGCGGCGACACCCGCGATTAAAACACCGAGTTTTAAAAGTCTCGGGTTTGTCTGTGCGAGATCGCGGAACCACGCGGCGATACTCTTGGCGAAATCAGCCATCGAAGAAAGCAGGCCACTTTCACCAATCGCGATAAATACGGCTTCGGCGGCGGATTTCAATTCTTTCATCGCGCCGTTGAAACCCTTCATTTGAATGTCGGCCAGTTTCTTGGTCACGTTGCCGACAGTCTCAAGCTCACCCTTTAATCTTTTGAGATTATCAGCCCCTTGGGAGACGACGGCACCCATAGCCGGGCCGGCGCGAAGTCCGAAAAGTTCCATCATCAAGCCCGCATCGTCGGCGTGCGGCTCAAGATCCTTAATAATTTGATCGAGCGGGCGCAGACGTCCTTCTGCGTCTTTGAATGTGATCCCCGCTTTAGCCATCGCCTCACGAACCTGCTTTGTCGGACTAAGCATCCGCGACAATGCACCGCGTAGGGATGTCCCGGCCATCGACGCCTGGATACCGGCGTTGCCCATCGTGCCGAGAATCGCGGCCGTTTCTTCGAAGGACACGCCGGCGGAAGCGGCAACCGGGCCTGCGTATTTAAACGCCTCGCCCAATTGCCCCATGTCCGTATTCGTCGATGTGATCGTTTTCACCAACACGTCGTTGGCATGGCTCAAATCTTCGACATTAAGCCGGTAACCGGTCATGATATTCGAGACCGTATCAGCCGCCGAGCCAAGATCCATTTGAGACGCGGCCGCGAGCTGCAACGTCGCATCCATTGAACCGAGAATCTGATCGGTATCAAACCCGGCCATACCCAGAAATTCCATTGCCTTGGCGGCTTCGGACGCGCTGAACTGCGTTTCCGCACCGAGCTTTTTCGCCTTTTCCTTCAGTGCCTCGAATTGTTCACCGGTCGCGCTCGTGATTCCCATGATGGAATTCATCGCCGCCTCGAAATCACCGGCGCTCTTTAAAATAGCCGCACCGAGCCCGACGGCGGGAAGCGTGATGGAGGCGGTCATGGTTCGCCCGGCGGATTGCAAACCGGCACCGATTTTTTTCATGGCCGCGCTGGTTTTGTTTTGAACCGTGGCGAAATCCTTCTCTAATTTATCAAGACTCGCACGGATCTCGACATAGGCGGCACCGAGTTTTCCAAGATCAGTCATTTCTTATTTTTGCCTCCAAAATCCAGTTTCGCTCGCGCTCGATATCCTTTTTGGATAGCTTGCGCGGACGAGCCAGGATTGCCCTTAGGCTCGGTAATCTCTTCTGGCGCTCAAACAGCGCCGTATTATAGGCGAGAATTTTCAATTCATCCGCGCGCTTTTCCTGACGCCAACGCCAGGCGCGCCGATAAACAAGAATTTCGTCAATGGTTAAATTCCAGAATTCATCGGCCGACATACCGATTTTCGTCATTTCGACGAAGAGGCTCTCGAGGAACGTTTCCTCGTTGATTTTGCTCTCTTCGTCGTCGGCGGGTTTTTTGATTCTTCTTCCTCGTCAGGTTCCTCCCGAACGGTAACCCGGAGAATCTTGTTCAGTGAATCGGCGAAAGCCGGCATCACCTGGGAAAATACCGGCAGAAAACCGGTATCATCGATCATGTCCGCGATCTGGTCGAATTTATACGGGGAAAAACGATTGCGTAATTTCAATCGCGCTCCCTCCAAACCGGCGAACAATAGGCATTGAACATCGTAAACGCCGACAACATCAAGGACGATTCGCGCCAAACCGGCCTGGTCACCCTGCTCGATCATTTGCTGGATCTCTTCGCGGGATTCTAAAATCCGCAGCAAATCACCCAATCTGACACCGGTTTCCTTCTGCAGTCTCGCAAGACCGGCCGTGGTGAAAAGCAGCGGGAGTTCTTTTTGTTTGTCGTTTCCGTCTTCGTCGTAAGAAACAATCGTGACATAATGTTGAGGTTCCATTCCAATTTCTCCCTTAAAAGAAAAGGGCCGAGATTAAAAACCCCGGCCCGTTTTCATCAAGACCATTCCTCGACCAAATCAATCGTGACGCTCACGGTTGATTCTGCATTGTCGGGGAAGGATTCGGAGCGCGTAGTGATGATTCCCTGCGCGCGTTCCACTTCTGCACCGTCCTTGATACGGGCAACATAGATTTTAGTGCCGTTTCTGCTTGCGTCCTTCAGCGCATCGAGCGCACTGTCGCTAGCCAAAACCAAACCGTCAAGGGTGACGGTTCTGGTTCCGCGTCCGCTGATCCCGTCTTCAACCCGCCCGGTATCTTTCGACGACAGGTTGATTTTCGGGTGGGACTCCTCAAACGTGACATTCCGCTGACCGCCGATCGTCATAAGATCGACGCCGGAAGAATCGCTTACGTCCGCATACAGGAGCACATCAGAGCCAGAATATCCAGCCATGTTTATACCTCCTTTTAATTTTTAGTTTCTCAGACCGCTTGACCGATCACATATAACCGATCATTCATGATAGATCAGCCGAACCGATACGATCCGACCCGTAACACCCTCGCCGGTCGGCGCGATCCGGGGACCGTCGGCGAGACACAGAACCATGCCGGTTCCGATCGAAAAAGATCTTCGATGAAAAAAGGATCTGACTGCCTCGGCGAGTTCTTCAATCGCCTTGTCGGATCCTGTATCTTCCGCATAACAACCGATGTCGCGAATAATTTCGCGCCCGGTCATGTCCTTCGTGTCAAACGGCGTATCGGACACAACGCCGCGCGTATGGATGTATGGAAGTGATGCGTTCTCGGGAACATATTGCCCGGTGAAAATCGCCGGTTTCGAGCTGTACGTTGACAGTTTCGACGTAATCGACGTTTCCGCCGCCATCTCGTCGTAAAAAAGATTCGTTGTTTCACTGGCACCCATATCTATTATCCTTAACGGTTAATGATCTCGGCATACGACAGGCGCAGAAAAAGAATTGTCACGATCAGCGAGAATCCGTTCCGGTTGTTCGGAATCGGAATGTTCCGGATCGTTCACGATCGCGAATCATGGCGCGTTGTACACGAAGCGCACCTGATTATCCCTCGCAGATCGCACGTAAAATTTCACGCGCGTTATTTTTCACACCGGGCCGAAGAAACGGACGAGCCGCCATATTGATTTTTTTCCCGTCCTTGGTGCCGTGAAAACCAAGTTCAAGGTCCTTTGCGTATTCGACATTTGTCCCCACGCGCCCGACAACGGCATTTCCGCTCATGTCAACTTCGTGTGTGATCGATTGTCGCAACCTGCCCGTTAACACATGCGGCGGATCGGGCGGCTTCGATGGATTCTTCCTGACCCGTACTGATCGATTCAACAACCTTGCTTTCAACATGCATCGCCGCTCGCGTCATACCGCGTTCGAGTTTTAATTTCACGTTCTTTTTGACTTCAGCCGGATTAATGTTGATTTTCATCCTTCAGATTGCACCTCTTCGCAAAGCGCCTTTTTGTATACCTCGATAGAAGGCGTGATATTGCGGATGCGAACGATGAATGTCCGCCCGTCATATATAAAATGATCGTTGATTCTTACATTGGTTACGGCGGGCAAATAAATTGCGTGCGTAACACTCGCCTGACGTTGTGCGGCTACTTCCATTTCCCGCGCGGTTGCCGGAACAATCCGACCGCTGACAGTACCGACCGTTGACAATGCCTCAATCCACCCTCCCTGATCGTCCGCCGTGCGAGTGTTTCGTTTTTGCGTCAGTGAATGAATCATCAAATGTGTAATGATCGGCACTCTCATTTCCAGTTATCCTTTACCCACGAATATCGCCGGGCCATGTCATGCATATCGAAAGGCCCGTGAAAAACAACGATCCGCGCATCGTTGACGTGCCAGCGATATGAATACACGCCGTCATGTTTGGTCCAAACCGGGTAATCCTTCCCAAGAGCAAGCGATAAATATGCCTGGTCGGACCCGCAGAAATTTTTACGTCGGGCCAGGTCGATCCAATAGTCGGGGTTACTAGAGAATTCGCGCCACAGGTTGCGTTCAAGGTGTTCGGACGGCGTGAACATGAACATTGACCCGTTATAATATGCCTGCAACCTTCCGTAATCGGAAATATAATCCCGCAAAAGCACAAGCGGTGCCGAACGAATAAAAAGATCCGTAATGTCTTCAAGAATCACGATATCGAGATCAATCGAACACAACCTGTAATAGGTTGCGATTCGATGCGCCGTTTCTTTTTCGAATATCTTCAGTCGCCGATAGCACCGGCCGTATTTTGCAAGATCCGGCCATAACGAATGGGTGCGAACGCCTTCAATCAACAAGCGACGATCGCTGATGCACACAAGCTCGTGTGGAATACTTACATGGCGGGCAAGCATTGAACGCAAGCGCCGTATATGTTCCACGTCGTAATGATTTTTGCTTCGCGGGTCGTCCCAAAGCCAGCAAACAAATGTTATACCGCGTTCGAAAGATTGCATTATCGCTCGGGCTCGTGTCATACGTGAACGTATTCTTTCACCCACGGGTATTTCTCTTGAATTTTCGGATCCAGCGGATCGTTCGCGCGCCCATGAAACAAAACAATCCGCGCCCAATCCGGCGGATCGATGATTCCTTTTCCCTTGATGTCGAATTCAAAGGAACAAATTCCGTCCTGTTTTCCCCAGGTCGGCGATTCATCACCGAGAATCCAACTGAACCAGGCGGAATCCGTCCCGTTTTTTCCAACCGATCGCAGATATTTAACAAGGCGATCCGGGTATTTACATGAACCAAGCGTGGTCATGAACGCCTTGTAAATCGTGTCTTCAAGGACGCCGACATCAGCCATGAACATGGTCCCCGATAGGTCGTTATCAGGCCAGTGTGGATTATCCGAGGCGGTAAAACAATATTCGACATTATCCCGGTTTGTAATCAGGTCGGTTATGTCGCCCAGAAAAACCATATCGATATCGACGGAAAGGAACCGGCTTCCAAGGATAGGACCCATGTTCTCGCGGAATATCGGCAGGCGCCTCAAACATCCGGGCGTATGATTGAGATGATTCCACATCTTCACAACACTGATTCCGGGATCAAGATGTCGCCGAATCGATTTGATTGGATGCGAGGTGAATAAAAATAACCGATGCGGGATCTTCAAACACTTTCCAATGCTTCGGGCCATATGGTTTACATGTCGCGGGGTATATTTTTGTCCCCACAACCACATCACTACTGATAAAGGTTCACGTTCCGCCATTTCCTGTTTCCATCAGAGATCTTGATTTTCTTTCGAACCGCTACCCATGTTGAATCAATCGACAGCCAATCAAACAGGTGTTCGATGGTCGTATCGGTCGAAAATACCAGCGCCTCATAAGACAGTATGATCCACTGATAATTTTGGTATAGGCGCGCCGTATGCGACCATTGGCACATCCGGGCGTTTCCACGCCGGCGCGTTTCGCAACCTGTGATTTCACCATTGACGACCAATCGCGCGTGGTTACGACGGCACGAAACCTGTAACCTGGGAGCCGTTCGGTCATTTCACCGATATCGGGATAAACCTGGTCAATGAAATGCGGAAAAGATCGCCGCCATACTATGTCTTGACCGTTAAACAATAACGGGTTTCCGTCGAGTCGCTGATCGTGCCCGCCGTCACCATACAAGCCGGCGGCAATTAAAATCTTTGTCACCAACCGGGTGGCTGAAGATTGCGGACCGAAAACGAACACGCATAACGGCCGCAGGAACAAATCCTCCTGCTTTGTATTCTTGCGGATATCAACCACAATCCGGTTCGGGTGGACATCAAGCACGCGATCAAAATATGTTTCGACCGGATAGTGATGACACCAGGACAAAAGCGATATCACGATATCGACATGGGGAAATGTCGGCGCGTCGGGCGACAGGAAAATAATTTTGTCGCGTGGAACACCGTTCGCCGTCAATAATTTCTCGGCAACATCCATGTCGGTGTAGAATTCTATCTCCGGTTGAAACCCATAGGTATTCTTACCGTCACCTGTTTTGTCCAGGAGGTAAATATCAACATAGGGGCGATGCAGGTAAATCTCCGCATCTATCCCGGCGATCCCGCAACCGATATCCAAAACAGATGAAAATCTGCCGATGTGTTCACGGATTTCGCGATAATCGTTATCGATCGCCTTAATATATTTCTGCAACAAATCGCCGGAAAGCCCGGTTCTCTGTTTCTTGATCCACCGCTCGGCGGATTTCGGGACCGTGATCATTTCCAGTGTTTCTCCGATCGCCTCACCCGCAACGTTCCGCGTGGCGACCGATCGAGGCCCTTCCATTTCCCCTTGAGATGGTCGAACCACGCACCAAGCGGCCCGTTTACAAGCGGATGATTCGTCGTATATCCGGCACCCGACAGGTTGGCAATCATGATTGCGTCTTCCGCCTCGTATTCGCGGACAATCTCGCCCATCACGAAACCGTCATGCGTCTCCGGGTAATCGAATATCGAATCTGTTTCATACAGGTTGCGAAAGTAATTCAACAACAGGCGCGTTTGCGGATTCCGAAGATCAAAGATCATGAATCCGGTTTCCGGGTATTCATGTTTCCGCAACAACAACCCGATCGCATTCTTCCCGATCAACGCCTCCAGTGCGTCTTCATCAACCGGTGCGTGGGCAACCGTGTCGGCGTCGAGAAAAAACAGGTGATCGATCTCGTCCACATATCTTTCGGCGGCCTCACAGTAGGCAAAAACCTTGTGCGCAAATTTCACCGCATCGTGCCGATATGTATACTTTCCGTTTACAATCCCGCGTGCACTTGGGTTATCTCGGTGGCGTTCTTTGAATTCCAGGAGACCGGAACAATCCCGAGCCAGGTCGATTACATGCAGGTTAGGACGCGACGCAATCGAAAAACCTTCCGCACAGACAACCAGGCGGACACCCGACCAATATTCGATCGTAACAACCGCTTTTCTTGTTCGCGTCATTCTCAACGCCTTTTCGAACGTGATTTTTTCGTAGCAATCAAGTGCGGAATCCGGGTTGCAATTGTAAATTTTGATTCCGCGTTCTCGTGCTTCTTTCGCCGCTTTTTTGTGATTCGGAACAAAAACCTTCGTCATTCGCTCCGGATCCGCCTCTCGCTTGTGGTCGTCGTGATAATTACACCGGCCGTCGGCATCGGGCTTCATGTCGAAACCGATGAGGAAGATCCTTCGTGCGCCGGCCAGGGCCGCCAAGTTGATCGCTTGGTGTCCGGAATCCACGCCGGCCACACAATCACGGTCATCCGACCAGGGGATCATCGATCGATATCGGAGCACACTGATATCTCGGTATTTCTCGGCAAGCGTCGTCGCCTTGCGCGTGATTTTCAATCCCGGGAACTCGGCGATTTTTTCTTTATTCCAACGGAACCACCTTTCATCGCCCCAATACAAAATATCCGCGTCGGGAATAAGTTCATGGGCATTGTTGACGGCGATCACCCGGCGGGATGAAAGAAGATCCGGATTTATGTGTGCCACCGAGGGACCGCCGCCGACAATGAACACGTCACACTGGCGAAATAGGGGGGGTATTTCCCAAAAACGAAAATTGTCCGGCATCGTCAAAACACAAGGAACAACAATCCGACAGCGGCGAGCGCACCCACGACACAAACTGTAATATTGAGCGCTCGATCGCTGATATTTTCCAAGAACTTAACATTCGAGAACAACCAGGCCAGTGGATTTCTGAGGTACAGAACATCAACTGTCGTTCCCTTGCGGTATTTGTTTATGTTCAACAACCCGCCATAGAAAACACGAATTGGAACCTTGTTCGTACCGATCGTTATTTGGGCGATTTGTAGAATAAACCACTCCTTGTACACCTCAAGACGGAACAGTTGAAGCGAAAACACGTTTGTAACCAGATTAAAGATGTTTAATTCCATCATCTCTCTCCTTATTCGGGTCGCGCCCACGACTGAACCAGTTTCACGGCAATACGCGGGATTACGGTGTTTAAATTTTCGGATCGCTGGACTGAATAGTCACCGATGCGCTCAGCCTTTATGGCACGGTCCGGCGACTGATAAAGATCCGCTGCCGTGATAATGATCGCCTTTTTGATGCGGTCCGGAATCGTAGATGCGGAAAATCCGGCCGTGTATTCAATCGTGATATCGGTGTCTTCCGGAAACGCCTGATCCCAGCGCCCGATCGACCAATATGTCGGCAATTTAATATCGTCGGAATCCATTGCGCTCTTGCCTTTGACCTGAACCTTGGTGATCTTCGAAACATTCGCGATCGGTCCCGTATCAACCGGTATCGACATTCGCGGACGCATCAGGCGAACCTTCGTGGAAACAGACGTTTCTTCCAGCGTCTCGCATCCAAGATAAGCCGCGATTAACACCTCGGCCATTTCAATGTGCGGCTGCAGTGCGGCGGTCTCACTGATTCTCAGATAATCGGCAACATCATCCAGCGCGATAAACATGGTTCATCATTCCTCTGTGATCTCTTCCTTTTCCCGCCGTTCGATCACCGCACGCGCGAGATCTGAATTCCTGGCGTATTCCCCGAACTTTCGCAGATACGCCTCGGGCGACATCCTCATTGTCCACTCGGGTTCATCGTTTATCGTTTCTTCGGTTTTTTCTTCGGGCGTTTCTTCCCACACCCTCGGGACGTTCTCAGTGCTTTCATCAGATAACCTCAACTTATCCATGTTTTGGATGTAGACGCCCAGGGGCATCATCACCCGTTTATCGCCGGGTCCGATTCTTCTCATTTTGCCGCCCATTGAAAACGCGATAGATCCACCCGATACATGATCAACAAATACTCTTTCCATTGTTATTTCTCCCCGGGGAAATGCGCGGGGATATGATTCCCCGCGCTGTTAACATGAGCTTGTTATCAGGTCAACAAACTAGCGGGAATATTGGCCGCAAGAACGATTGCCTCGCCGGTGGCGTATTCGTAATCGTTCCGTGCGGTGATCGTGTATTCAATCACCCGTTTTCGCGGCTTCCATTCCGAGTCGATATTGACGGCTCTCTGGATTCCGAAATGCAGGTTTACGGTCGGGGTTAGCATTGCTTTCCCAGTCGCTGCCGAAAGATGTGCCTCGGCAATGATCTTGCGTCCGAAATACCGCAGAACAGGGAATCCATTGACCAGAACATTGTCACCGAGTGTGGTTGCACGGTCAGCCACCTCGTCGGCGTAATTCTGAGCCAGAACCACCGGTACGAAATAGGCAAAATCCGGGCGTCCCAGGAACTTGGTGGGAACCGATTTCCACATCTCGGCGAAAACTTCCTTCGCAGTGTCGATCGAAGAGGCAAAAGAGGTAACGTCGTTGACGTCGCTATCCGCTTCGGCCAATACGATCCAACCGTCATTGATGCTCAAAAAAGAATCGGAACTGGAATCATCACCGTTCCAGGCCAGGTCATTCAGGTCGTTTCCAAACCCGGTGGCGATCAGGCGGGCGATGTGAGCCTCGGTTCCGCGTCGTTCAATTGCATCTTCCAGCAGGGTCAGGGTCAGATCTTCCGCCCAGATCACCTCAACTGTAGTCAGCGTTCGGCGAGCGGTCGAGACGGCATCAGCAACCGTCGGAGCGGTGGCTTCCGTCGCGGCGCGCAATTTTCGAGACGATACTCGCAATTCATCCGTGTAGCCCTGCGGACTGTTCATCCGCAAAACGGTACAGACGCTTAGGGCAGCCTGCTGGGAAATCACGAAATCGATGAATGCATTGGCGGCCTGCGGGGGCAGTTTGCCCGCGGATGCGATCAGCGTGGAATCCAGGGCGCGCGCCTCGACACCGCCCATTTTCCACTGATTGCGGATTACTTCACGCAAAGCGCGCGCATCCTTAATGAAGGTTCCGCGAAAGACTTTTTCAATGCTGTCTTCCGCTTCACCATTATTCAGGACCGGCTGTGCGTTCATCAGACGCACATTTTCGGCAATCTCTTTCTGACGGCTTTCCAGTTCAACCATCTTCTTTTCGAGATCAACGACCTTCGTATCATCCGGCTCTGCGTCCGAATTCTGAAGTTCGTTCAGCTTTTTCTGAACATCGGCCAACTGTTCGTCGATGCCCTTGAAGCGCTCGGCGTCGGCATCGGAGAGACCGTTGCGGATCTCATCGATCAATGCCTCCTTCGCTTCGCCCAGTCCGGTTCGGACTGCTTCTTTAATTTCTTTTACTTCCATTTTTTCCTCCAAAACAAAAAGCGCCAACCAAGATCGGCGCTCATTTTGATTTTCTGTTTGTTCTTTTTCGACCGTCTACCGGCCAAGTGATTCGCGGATTGCGCGACGAAGCAAATGCTTTTCGCATTCCTCGGCGAACACCTCTTTGATCACGCTTGCCACGTCGGGATCTGCGCCTTCCGACGGAGACGTGCCGCGTGTGATTTTCTGATATGCGTTCCAAATTACATTGTCGAGATCAATTGATTCATCACCCGGCAAAGACCGGATACATACCGGGGAATAATCGTTTTGCTCCAGAATCATTCCCTGGGTTTCTACAAAAACTTTCATTTCGTCGGCCATTGCATCTTTTTCCAACACTACGGCTTCAGGGTTCGACGGAACCGGAACCAATGATACTTCCAGCAGGTCCGATTCATCGAAAACCTTAACGACTATCTTCCGTTCCTCGCCGTCAACCGTAATCAGGCGTTCCTCGTTATGAGCCTTCAGCGGGATGAATGAAATTGATACGGCACGCAGCTCGCCGGCCTTCACGCGTTTGTAAGCGATGTCGGCCTTCGGGTTGAACCGTGAAAATTCAACCGAAATATCAAACGCTTCTTCAGTTTTCGCCATGTCAACAACGTTCCCGAGAACATTTTCGATATTCGGGGTTCCCAAAAAACCACCGGTCGAATCATGGCCCCATAGAAACGGTGCGCCCGCCCTGACGAAATTTTCTGTTTTGATTCCCATCGGTTTGACGATGGTTCCATGACGATCGATCGCGGGAGTCGATGCACGAAACCTGATCCGCCTTTTATTCACGGCGCGGATCTCGGCACCGCGCCGATAAACCGATTTCATTGTTGGATTTTCAAGCGGTGTGTTCATTTTACCTTTCCCTTCTGGTTTATTTTCTCTTCTCCCGGAATGTAACGGTGCAACGACAATTGATCACTTCCCCGGCCGGGCCGTTCGAATCACCCGGGTGTCGCAAATATGAATCCCCGACGGGGAACATCTCATCGATATCAACCGTTTTCCCATTTGCTGCCCGGTGACTATCACGTGTGCGCGTATCGCCGATCGTCGCAACCCACGTTTTCCTCAATTCCATCTGTAAACGCTTCCCCGTCTCGCGTGCATCCCAGTATTTCCCATAATTGACGGCTTGCCCGGTCTCGGTGCGCGCAATCGTCTCGGAACGAACGCCCTTGAACCCGTCATAAAGCTCCGAAAGCGCCTGTCGTGTCTGACCTATCGACCAGCCGCCCTCAACTGCTTTGGCGATAACGCCACGCACTTGTTCGGCCGTGTAATCGCTGATGGCAACAACCTTCTGGGCCGCCTGGCGCCTCGCATATTCCGCCGCTTGGCGCTTGAATAGCTCGAAGCTAATGGCATCTTCGAATTCGGCGGCAAATAATTCAAAACCGCGCTCGACGCTTTGCAGAATGATCTGACGCATTACGTTTACCCATTCGTCCGATTCACTGTTCAACACATTTTCAACCCAATCACGACGGACAACATGCGGCATTGTATAATCGCTCAACCCGGATACGTCAACCGACGGTTTCCCGATCGAGCGTTGCGGGTAGTTCTCCGACAACGCCTTGAGCATCTTTTTCTGTTCTGCCGAAAAGCGGGCCCGGATCTTGCTCTTTGCGATGCGTTCCAGTTTCTCTTGCGAATTTAAAAATCGCAGCTCCGCAAGCTCGCGGAGCACGGAATCCTTTTCAAATGCATGTGTGCGCTCCTCCGCTTTCGGTGGGACCTGTTTTTCACTCGGTGACGGTTTGTCCAACTGGCCAGCCGGTACACGCTCGCAATTCGACTGCACGATGTAAACATCGCCATCTTCCTGTTTCTCGTGTCCGAGGATCGAAAGCCCCTGGTTTATCTGGATCATGCCGTGTTCAACCAGCTTCACCGTCCGCTCGAATTTCGCGTCTTCATCCTCGCGCACCGGATCATCGAATTCAAATTTTAGATCACTTTCGCCCGGGTAAAGACGCGGCATCAAGAAATTGTTGATTTCTTCCTCGATGCGCCGGAGTCGCGGGCGGAGACAGTTCCGCTGATATGCGCGCTCATAAATCTTCGCATCGGCCTGGCTGATTCCGGTGGATCCGTCGCGTATGCCGAGAATCACGGAGTTGAATTTGTAACAGCCGAAAATCTGATCGCGCGACAACTTCGCAATCGCCGCAAATTCGAGATCTTTTAGCGCAAACCCGATTTTATCGACCTTGACGCCGCTTCTGACAACGGCCGGCCGGCCCGGTTTGCGCAATTGTCGGTCAACCCATGCATCGGCAATATCATCGGCTTGTTTTTGCGATAATTCGGGGTTGTCCGAGACGATATATAGCGGCGGGACCGTGTAATTTTTCAGAAACGCCGCACCATAGGCCCGCGAATACATATCCAGGTCATAAGAAACGGCGAATGCTTCAATCGGTGAAGCGCCCCGAATAGGATCAACCGGAGAAGGATATTTGAAAAAGATCATATCCTTTATCTTGATTGTCTTTTTTCCCTCCCCATATGTCGTTTTCAACTTCCACCCGGTTAAATATTTACGGTCCTCGGTGTACTCCGGCTCTTCAATCCAGTGGGGATAAATAATTTGCAGGCCCTGAACCTCGGAAGATTTTCGACCGGCGATTTCATCAAGAATTAATAAAAATGCCTCACCGGTCGTATCCATGTGAATGGAAACCAATTCGATCAGGTCACCAAACGTATCAATGGCATTGGCACGGTTGAAAACCGGATGCAATTCGTCCTGTTCCAGCGGCTCCCAATCATCACGGCGCTTTCCCTTTTTTCTATAAACGGCCCAGGGCGAAGATCTGACATCCCATGCAATCGTTGTCACCGCCGCATAAATCCAGCCCGCGTAACATTCGAGATAATCCTCAACCGTTTTAAGCGGCTTCAGTTCCATTTCTTCGCTCGGCGTCGTAAGCAGGCCGAGCGTTGTTATCTGCGGGTATGGGACCTGTGCCGCCCGGGAAATATATCGGGCGAACCGCTGAATCTGTTTTTTGAAAATCATGTGAATATTCCCGGTCCTGTTTTCACTTCTTTGAATTGTCGGACCGCCAGAGCAAGCGCGCAAACACAGTCATCGAAAAATCCCTCGGGTGCGGAATATTTAACGCCGGTCCTCGTGTATTGGTATTCGAAAAGCCGCAATTCATTGGATATCGGCCCGTCCGGAAAGAATACCTCACCATGCTGAATCGCGACGGCCAAACCTTCCATCAATTTTTGCTTGCTGGACGGGTTGAACAAGTAACCATAAAAATTTCCATAGGGGCTTTTAGCCTGCAGGCGCTCGACAATCGGATCGCCGACGCCAGTGGAATCAACAGACGCAATAACCGAACCCGTCTCTTTTAGAATCCGGGGTAGCGTGAGATTCCACGGTAATTGAAAGCGTGAAAAACTGCTTGTCGCGCAATCTCCGTCAAGCCCGATGCCGACCGTCCAATCATGCTTTTTCGCAAGGTCCCACCCGAAGGCAATTGGTGGATCCGACGAGATCCCATCAACAATGCAAGCGTCTATCGCCTCGATGCCGAACGGGTTATCGTCATCATCGGACGGGACGGCTTCATAAAGCTCTCGAAATACGTGTTCGGGTAAATCACGTCGCGCGCCTTCGATTTCCTCTTTTTTCAGAATACCGGCATCAACTGCATCTTTGGCGGTGATCCGGGCATAAGCCATATCGGGTTCATCGCCGGATTCGGCACGACGGCACATCCGGTAAAACCAATTTTTTCGACCCTTGACGTTCCCGATGAAACGAACCGGCGCGCGAGTCGCCGTAATCGTCGTCCGCAACGCCCACCAGCTCTCTTCGCGGATGCGTGATGCCTCATCAACGACAGCGGCATAAACATCCTCGCCGTAAAGCGTATCTGGTCGTTCGGCGGATTTGAAAAATATAAATGCACCGTTTCGCAGGCGGATAAATAATTCGCTCTCGTTTGCCACGAAAACATCACGCGGCAATGCGCGTTTGAGCCTTCGGAACGCTATCTTTGCCTGCGGATAAACAGGTGCAACCCACCAAAAATTTTGACCGTCGCGCCCGGCGAATGCTCGCTCCGTAAGCCAGATCAGGCAACCGACGGTTTTACCCGACTTGGTACTTGCCTCAATGAGGGAAAACCGGTGATCGCTGAAAATCGCATCTTTCTGCCTCGGATAAAGCCACGGTCGTTTGTATTTGTAGACGTACACATCCGATCAATCCCTGTGCTGCACAATGATTTTCACTCGCCAAAACCCATAACTTGATCCGTCAACTGCTGTTATTTCCGCCCAGATCACATCACCAATCGACACCGAGAGCGAATAAGGAATATTTCCCTTGTATTTGCCGTTCGAACCCGACTCATAAGACATTGTTATCGATTCAAGCTCATTACCGTCATCGTCTTTTATCGAGGCGCTGACGGTCGCATCGTTGACATAGTTCCCGTCTGAATCGGTCAGCTCGTCAAGGATTAGTTGATGTGTGTTTTTGTAGTGATAAATCTCGGGCATTTTTTTACACCGGTTCAACGTCTGGCGTCGCAGTTAAAATCAATTCAATGTCCGGCGTTGCGGTCAGTGCAGGATCAACGCTCGGGGTTGCACCAAAATGTTCCTCAAGTGAAACCGTGCCGGTCAAAACAGTAAGAATTACCGCCTCGGTTCCCCAGTAATTCTCAGCCCAATAATTCTCGGCCCAAAACGTGTCGTTCCACATATCAGCTACTCGGAGATAGGGTCATCGAGGTACGGTTTCTGTTCGCATCCGTAACCGCCGTCACACGGACGGTGTTTCCGTTGGGTGTTTTAAATGTCAGGCCCTGGCCGGATGTAACACCGGCAAGAACCGCAAGAACAATTGACATTGCCTGCTGTGCCGTAATAGATCCCTCGGCCTCGATGACCTTGGCCCAGATCTCGTCAACGGTCGGGTCGTTCAAGTCGGAAATCGCAGAACTGATCGATGCAAGCTGCGCATCGATATCGCTGTCGTCTGCCGGGTCCGCCGGCAGGTTATCGGTTTTCGCTTTAATCGCATCGACCATCGTATCCACCGTGTCCACCTTCGTTTCAACCGCGGAGACGTTAGTCGTTGATGCGGGATCGTTCGGCAAGTTATCGGTTTTCGCCTTGATCGCATCAACCACGGTGTCAACGGTATCGACTTTGGTCTCAATGCCGGAGAGTCCGGCATCCATCTCCGCCTTTGTCGGTGGGTCGTAATCGGCCAGTGCGGTATCAACCTCCGCGTTCACCTCGGCCTTGGTCACCGTGGACCGTGAAGAAATGGCGGCGTCAAGATAGTCTTTGATCAGTTTGCCGATCGATCCGGCTGTGGAAATTGACGCCAACAGGTGATCCCAAACATCAGAGACCAACGACCCGGCTTCACAGGCTGCTGTTATCTGATTCTGATCCACCCTGGCGTCGTCGCTAAGTGTAACCGCACCGCCGGCATTGTCGGTAACCGTGAAATTTCCGCGAATAGCTATTGTTCCGCCTGAACAGTTTGCATTAAGAACAAGTTGGCCATTCCCTTCAAGAGACATCTTATCCGTCCCGGATGCGCCCATGTTCTTAACTTCAATCCCACCGGAATAATGCCTGAAGTTAAGGTTCGTGTCACCTACGGCTGCACCGAAGTCTATATCCGGTGTCGAGATTCCGGCTGCTCCGGAGAAACATTTATCGAAGTAGTAGGTTCCGGCAGCGCTCAGGACAATAGAACCGGCTAGAGCACAATCAAAACAATCACCATCTGCTACCGTTAATGTTGCGCCGTCTGCAAGCTTCCGGTCCCTGTGCCGGTTATAAACGCACCCTTGACTTGCATGTCGGTTATTACCTGATTGTTCAGCTCCAGCGTCCAGTTATAACCGATCAATGTGTAGTTGGAGCTATCGCTACTGAGCGTTATAGAGGAACCGTTCATAATGTAAAACGTGGTTAGTCCGGTGTTTGAGCTTAGAGCTAAGGCATCAGCCCAATTGTCAACCGGATAATCAGCCACGCCGTTAACTCCGTCAACCGAACCGCTTGTACCGTTATTTGTGTCTATCCAGATGGCACCATTGGCGTAACCAACCGCAGATCTTACGACCGCATACGAAACCGTCAGGAAATCGATGTAGAGATTAGCGCTGGAAAGACCGGTGCCATAGAACCTGACTCGGACTTTTCCGTCGTTTGCCCCAGTTCCCACATGAGTTACAAGGAGCTTGAAGCCATAAGGTGAATCTGAAGAGCCTGCTTTACCGTCAATAGTTCCTACCTGTTCCCAGGTTGTGGTGCCCCAATTATAACCGTAAACGTCGATAGAATCATTGAGACCGCTCACTCTGCCTAATATATCAACTTGATTGGGAATTCCTGTGGTCCCGACATCAAATTGATAATAGAGATCGATTGTCCCTCCATCGTCCGTGATCTGGTGATAGGTTCCGTCTGCTTGTTGCGTACTGGTGTAAGTATTGGTTTCGGTTCCGGTTGAAACCGTTGCGCTTTCTGCCGTGGTCACAATACCTGCACTGCCGATGGCCAGGTTGTCTACTTGTTGCTGATGAGCGGGGCCGAAGGGATCTGTGTAGCCGGTCCCGTCGTAGGTTGCTTCAAGATTGTCGGCTGCTGTCTCGCCGCCGCTAATTTGTGTGACATTAACGTCTCGGGTTTCGGGCTCTGTG